TAATGAAGAGTCGTTAAACTCGAGGGCGTCAACGAAGACCCTGTTGTTGACAGCCCCAACGAAGGGTCAGGATGGCTTGACCATCTCATCAACCTTGGGGGCTACCAATTCGAGATTGGAGCCACCGAAAATAGTGCTATGCGCTGGCGGAGTGCTGGCGTGTCAAACGCAAAAACCCACCCAGGCCGGTATCGTCCAGAAAACGAAGATTGTGTTGCCGCCAAGTGTCACTTCTCAGAATTAAAGGAGTGGTCTTGGCCAGAGCGAACAGTAGAAGCAGAAAAGGCTTCCTTCGCTTTCCAGGCGGAGCGGTTTATTGTGGGTGAAGAGCCTAGCATTAGAATGAAGGAGGAGCTCTTGGAAAGGATATGTAAGGATTATCCGAAAGTGAAACCTGCCAATTGGTGTGACGACCAAGTTTTTGATAGAGTTATCAACAATCTTTTAACAGATTCTGTTTGTGCTAAATCAAAACCTGGTGTTCCGTTACAAACTCTGGGTAACACTAATCGCCAAGTCTTGGCTAAACACCGAGATTTCGTGATTAATTGTGTTAAGGAGCGTTTAAACCTTTTGGCGAGGAGTAACGTCGGAGATCTTGAAAATATGAGCCCCGAGGAATTGGTGAGAGGAGGATTTACAGACCCTATACGGTTGTTTATTAAAAAGGAACCACATCCAACACAGAAAATTCATCAAAGGCGTTTCCGATTGATTTGTTCAATTTCATTGATAGATCAGTTGGTTGAGCGCGTGTTGCATTACCGACAAGTCGATGCAGAAATTAAAGATTGGCGATATATACCATCCAAACCAGGTTGTTCAACCGGTAAGGATGAGGATGTACGCTTCTTAGCTGAAGAAATTTATGCTAGGATGCGGAAAGAGCGTGTCGTCGATATTGATATTTCAGGTTTCGATTGGTCGGTGCAGTGTTGGGAGTTGGAATTGGAAGTAGAAGCCCGAATTAAGCTCGCAGATCAGGCGAGTGATTTTTGGAAGAATGCCGCACGCG